CCCCCTTCCAACCGTGGCCCATGAATCACCATTGCAGGTCACGATCATGGATTGCCCGGCAGATAGCGCCATCGACGCCAACCCGTCTATCGTTTCCAAGCCGTTTATGGTTATGGTGCCGCTACCCAGGTTGACCACCGCGATGGCAAATCCATCCCCTATCCCCGCCACTCCGGGCAGGGTTAGGGTCCAGGTACCCAAACAGCGCAGGGTCTTGCCGCAGTCTGCGGCGACGACGAGATAGGCGCTGGTCAGGGTGGCGCTGGCGGAACAGAGCGATTTCAGCGTGCTGCGTGCCGTGGCCGGCAGGCCATCGGCGCCGAGCAATCCGGCATTGAATAGCAGCCAGTTTTGCACGGCGGCCTTGAAATCGCCTTCGGTGATGCCGGCGCCGGTGAGCTGGTCGGCGGAGGGGAGTGCGGTAGTCATGTCAGGCTTTCCACATCAGGTTGGTTGAGATTCCGTACATCAGGTTGGAATTCGTCGTATACATATAGGAGCCGCCCTGAGCGAAACTCACGGTAGACCATGGCCCCTTGGCGATGCCCACGGCGGCGACACGAACCAGGGTGGCGCCGCCATAGAGGGCGGTGCATTGATAGTTGCTGGTGCTGGATTCGCCGGTACGCGTCCAGTTCACGCCATCGCCGGATTGTTCGATGACGTAGTAGTCGGCCCAGGGCGAGGGCTGCCAGGTGATCAACATGCGCTCGGCAAAGCCGGACTGCGAGCGGGTGATCAGGCCGAGCACGATGGGCGCGTTGTCGTAGTTCGCCAACTGGCTGGTCTTGGGCGCGGGCGCGATCAGCCCGACCTCGGCGGTGTGAACGTTGTTGTCCTCGCCCACGGCGGTAATCTCGACCAGAGTCAGGCTGCGCGGAACGGCGGACAGAACGCGGGCCGGCTGGCGCCAGGTTTCGGCCCAGCCGAAGGTATAGTGGGTGCGCTCGGCATCGCCTCCGGTATAGGGCGTGATGGCGGGGGCCGTGGCCAGGATGGCTTGGTTGGCGTAGGCGTTGGCGGTCACGACATACGGCCCATCCACCCCGCCATCGCGCTTACGCAGGGCAAGGTAATGCGTGCCCGTGCCCCAGGTCAGCGGCTCGGACAGGGTTAGGGTGAGCGTAGGCGCGTCCCAGGCAATGACATCGCCGGCCTGGCCCCACCCCGGCATATCGTGCTGAATAGCGATCAAGTCGCCCAGGGAGGGGATGAATCCCTCCATCTCGGTTGCGAAATGTATGATCTTGCGCCGGTAGCGGTTGCTGGCGGCCTGATACATGCCTTCCCGGAAGGCTTGATCCCGGCTCACCACGCCGAACAGGTCAATCTTGGCCGGCACGGCGGCGATGGAACCGGCCAGCATGGCGCGCACCTTGCGCGAGGACCAGGAGGTTTGATCGAAATAGCTCACGTCCACGGCATCGGCCGTGCTCGGGGTGGGCATCAAGTACTCCACGCTCAGGCTGCCCTTGACGATGTTCCTCATGGAATACAACGCCACCGGCAGGCTGACGGCTTGATCCCGCACCAGGCGCACCACGCCGCCTTGCATGTAGGGCTTGGCGCGTCCGGCCCCTGCGATCTTGCTCAAGGCTTCCCAGAAGGAAATGAAGTTGTCAAAGCGGGCATCAAAAGTGTCGCCGCGCGCGGCCCAGGTCGTGTCCAGTGTGAGGAGGCCCGCGAGGTCTATCTGGGCATCGGTCAGGCCCAATTGTTTGCAGGCGTAGGCGGCCGCCCAGGCGATGGAGCGAGTCGCGGTCTTGGCGCTCCAGGCGCTGCCGTTCCAGATGGGCAGCTTCCTCGTGGCGATCACGTTAACTTTGCGGCTGGCCTGCATCGAGAGGTTGTTGCTGGCCTTCATGCGCATGGCGATAAGGGTCACGTCGCCATAATTTCCGGTGTCCGGCAGGTAGGCGCGCAGGCTGGCCCAGACGATTTCATGGCCGTAGGTGGAATCGGTTTGCTTCACGTCCACCCGCCTGGCCCGCACCTGGTAGCGGCCTGGGGTCACGCCGGAGCGCAGGGAATATCTCTGAGGCGTGGTTGTGGCGCCGGAATAGGTAGGCGAGGCCAGGGACGCCCAGGCCCCGGTCGGGTTGCCGGAATCGTCTATCGGCCGGCACTCGGCCGCAACCTGGATACTCACATTGTCCAGGCCGCCGGTGGTGGTGTTGGCATGATACAGGCCGCGTGTGGCCACCATATCCAGGCCCAGGGTGTTGGCCGAGGTGCCGGAGCCGTTGGCATTGAATCCGCCCAGCCAGGGGGAGACGGAGATCGTGCCGCTACCTGACAGGCCGGAGACGGTGAAGGTGTTGGCGTCCGGTGCCGTCACGACGGCATAGGTTCCAGCACCGCCCCCGCTGGGACCGAGGTAGACATTCTTGCCGGTTGCCAGCCCGTGCCCCGTGGCGGTGATGGTGTTGCCGGCGTAGGTTCCTGACAGGCAATCAAGTGTCTGTCCGGAGACTTCGGGTGCGGTGATGACGTTGGCCGGGAACAGGCTCAGGCTGCCGCCGGGCGGCACCACTTCATAGGTGATTTCATCGAAGGAAGCGATGGGCGTGTCTTCGATGCGCAGGGCTTCGATGCTGTATTCCCCCCGCCCCAGGCAGAACAACTGATACAGGTATTGTTCATTGCCGGCATACTCGACATAGGGCTGAGAGGCCAGGTCCAGATAGGCCATCATGCGCCCGAAGTGCTCCGGGATGGCGGCATCCAGGCGCGCGCTATTGCCCTGGGCCGCCAGGTTGTAGGTGGGGGAAGGCGCCGCCAGGGCGGCCGCTTGGTTGGCACTGGTTGAGGCGGAAGGCGGGGGGAGCAAGGCGTTTATGAGCATTCCCCCAACCAAAGAGACGAAGGCGCGGCCGATCATCTGCCCGGTAATGTTGCCGATGATGAAGGTGCTGGCGCCCACTTCGCCCATGATGCCGTTGGCCAGCGCAGCCCCCAGCCCAGGCGCAAACACGAACAGGGCCAATTGCAACACGATGGCCATGGGGTTGGAGCCGCCCCCGCCCCCGCCCTGGGGAATGGCATTGACGTCCACGAAGGCAAGAATGTCGTCGTGCGCCAGCCTTGTGTCCCAATCCTGGCGCAGTACAGCCCGGCCGTTCAGGACGGCGATATAGGGCCGCTGCCAAGTCGGGGCCAGGGTGCGAATGGCGCAGCAATCCACCTGGAGCATGGCCCGCTTGTGGGGCACCAGGGCGTTTTCCAGATAGATGACGCTGGCGCTCATGATGCGCCGCCCACAAAGCGGTAAAACTCGCGCCGGCCGAAACCCGAGACACGCCAGGAGGATTCCGGGGTCCAGATCACACCAGCGCCGCGCGCGCAGTGCAACACGCCACCGCCGTCAATATCCAGCCAGATGCCGGCATGGAGCGGCTTATGCACCATGACCCCGCAGCCGTGCACCGGGGCTTCCAGGCGTTTCCAGCGGGCCGTTTCGCCGTGCCCCCGGAACAGGCCGGCCAGGGCGGCCGGGTCGTCGTAGTCGCTGGCCAGAATGACGGGCACCGTGATGCCGAAGTGCCGTGCCTGCACCTGGCGGAAGAAGGACCAGCAATCGTAAGCCTCCGGCCCCTGCGCGCCGGCCTCCCAGGGCAGGCCGATGTAGGCGGAAAATTCGCTCATGAGGCCAGCCCGGAGAAGGTTTCGGAATCGAAGGCCAGGGTCGGAAAACGCCTATTCACCAGATCGTGAAAGCCGCACACGGCCTTGATGCGGAACACGTCCGCGGTGACCGACAGAACAGACAGGGTAATCGGAGGATCATTCTGAGGGCCGGAGAGGTCCGAGCTGATGAATTCCCGATACGTGACCAGGATGGGCGAGGTCGTCGTTAGTGCGGCTTCGATATTGGCGACGATGGCGCGATTCACATTGTCTATCTCGATGGTGCATTGAGGAACGCCGGTAGAGGAAACCTCCGGGCGCACCAGCTCAAAGGCGAAGCGAGAGAAAAACACGGCCTGCCCCGCATTCAGGGGCGCGGAAGCTTCCAGGGTGGCAGTCAGGTCGGCATGGTCGCGCACCACGCGGATGGGCGCGGAAAACGCCGAGTGCCGGAATTCCAGGGTATGCAGGATGATGACGTTATCGGGGGCCGAGGCGTAGGCTTCCAGGATGGCCTGTTTCAGGGTCGAGTCGGGCATCAGAGTATCTCCAGGGAGGCCGTCACGCGCCAGTTGAGGCCGGGCAACAAGTCGGCCTTCCAGATGGCGGTGAAGCGACAGCTTTGGGCCGTGAGCCCGCTGCTACCGATGGCCAGGGACAGGCTGAACCAGGCCGAACCGCCGGCGCCGTCGCCATCGAACCAGGCGCGAAACGTCGCCATCTGCGCATCGGTGAATATCCAGGCCACCGCAACCCGGTCATTACGGGCTGCGCTGCGACGCCGCGCGCGCGCCGACCCGCTCTCCATGTCGGTGCGGATAACGGGGTCAATCGGCGTCAGGGAGTAGCCCTCGATGGTGGGCGCGGGAAGGGTTGCGGGCCAGGTTGCCATGTCAGTACGCTCCCGCGGTTCGGTTCAGGCCATAGGTGCCCTGGATGGCGGACGGCACGGCGCCGCTGCCACGGGTAATGTCAGAGGCGATCGCGCCCTTGATCTGCTCGATGAATACGTCCACGAAGCGGTTGCCGCCGCCGTCCGTGCGTTCCTTGGCCGTGGCCTGGGTGCCGGCGGCGTTGTTCACTACGTTGACGGTGACGTTTCCGCCCTGAACGGATTGCGCCTGCCCAACCGGGGCCAGAGCGCGCATCTGTTCCGGGGTGAAGATGCCTTCGCCGCGCCGGGCGATGATGGGCACCTCTCCGGGCAGGATGCCGCCGGTGTGGTAACGGCTGGCACCGGAGAACAGGGACAGGGGCACGGAGCGGGAAAACGTCGCTTCCATCCCGGCGATAGCGCCCTCGTGGGCACCACCAATGCTCGCCGCGGCGGCCAGACCGGCATCGCCCGAGTAGGCATCCGCCCCGATATCCGCCGGGTGGCTTGACCATAAGCCTTGCAACCAGCCCGTCAAGCCTTGTGTCACCGGCTCCATCGCCGCCCGCACCTGCATCCGTATCAGGTCAGTGATGATGGAATCGGCGAGGCTCTTGAAATCGAGCTTGCCGGTCTTGACGAAGGACACCAGGGCGTCTTCCATGCCTTGGAAGGCTTTGGTGAACATCTGCTCTTGCTGCTTGGCCACGGTGCCGATGCTTTGCAGGTAGTCTTTGGCGCCGGCATTGGCGGCTTCCCAGAAGGTGGTCGGCGGCGCCTCGGCCATGCCTTTCGCTGCTCCTTGAAGCTTGGCTTCTATATCCGCCAGGGCGTCCTTCAGTACCTTGGAATCGCCGGCCGTTGTCACCATCTGGTCTCGCAACTGGCGCAGGGCGGCCACTGCGCTGGATCGAATGCCACGCTCTGCAAAGTCCGCGGATTCCTGGGTCAGGCTGCCCAGGGCGACACCGATCTGGTTTCCCGTGAGCGAAGCTTCCATGCGCTTGATCTCGGCCTCGAAGGACTTGGACAGATCTCCGAAGGCTTCGGTCGCCTCGCGCATGCCGAGCATTTTCTTCCATTTGTCTACCGTGATCCAATCGCCATCGGCTATCGCTCTTTTCAGTTCTTCTCCGTAATCCTTGAGCAGGGAGGCGTAGGCGCGCTCGTTGGGGCTGGACAGCTTACCCAACTCGGCATCCATCTTGATCTGAGTCGCCTCACGCTTGGCGGCAAAGTCTTCGGCCATGCGCCCATACTTGCGGCCGACATCGGCGATCTCGGCATCAATCTCCTTCAGCCGGGAATCTTTGGCGATCCGGTCTTTCGGGTCCGTCACCTGGCTCCTGGATACGGCCTTACGCTCCGTGGACAAGGTGCCCAATTCAAGCTCGCGCATGGAGCGGATGAATTCGGCGCTCGACATGCGGTACTGTTCCAGTTCCTGCTTGAACTGTTCCCCGGAACGCCTGGCGCTGTTTTTAGCGGCGTTCACCAGCGCATCGGAAAGCGCCTCGGAGATTCCCTTGTAATCGAGGGTTTCGGAGATGTGCCCCAGGTACTGTTTCAGGAGTTCCCCCCGTCGCTCCTCGGCGATCTTGGGCGTCAAGGAATCGCGCCCGGCATCTATCCAGGCCTTGGAGTAGGCCAACCCGGCCTTCTCCAGCGCGGCCGTCTGCTTTTGCTGCTTGGTCATGAACTCGTCCGCCTTGGTAAAGGTCTCGAACGATTTCAGCCCCACGTCGCCGACGTTGCTTTTCAGGGTGGCGAGCTGGTCATTGACCGCCAGCCAGGCGGCATCCAGGCTCTCCGCTTCCTTGACCATGGCCTTGAACGCCGGGTCCGTGGACCGGTTGCCATCGAATTTCTCGATCCCCGAATTGAGCACAGCCAGGCGTGCCTTGATAGCCCCCTTTTCGCCTTCGGCGCGGGCAATCTGGGATTGATAGGATGCCGCCGTCAGCGCCTTGATCTCCGTTGTGGTCTTCGCCAGTTCCGCGGCAGCTCTCTGCGCCGTCTCCGCCACCCCGTCCAGGGGCGTGCCCTCGCCCTTGACCCGATTCCATAGCACCCAGGCCGCCGTGGCGCCGGTCATGGCAAGGGTCAATAATCGGATGTGCGGGCTGAACTGGGAAAAGGCAGCGGCCCCCTTGATGGCCCATTCGGAAAGCTTTACCGATGCCAGGGCCGATCCGGCAATCAGGGCCGCATCGGCGATACCGTTGAAATTCGCCGCGAGGCCATTAATGGAATTAGCCACACCCGCCGCGGCGCCGCCGTTGCCGCCACTGCCGGTCCATTGCTGAAAGGCGTTATTGAGCCGAGTTACAGCCTGGCCGATAGTGGGCGCCAGACGGTCCACCTCGGAATTCAGGCGCCCGGCTTCCTTGGTGATGGCGTCGAGCACTACCTTTCCGGTCAGCTGGCCCGCCTCGCCCAGGAGGCGCAACTCTCCGATGGTCTTGCCCATGCCGCGTGCGATGGCTTCTGCCAGGGCCGGCGTTTGTTCCAGCACGGAGCGCAATTCATCGCCGCCGAGACGGTTGGAGGCCAGCGCCTGACCGAATTGGACCAGGGCGGCAGCGGAAGATTCGGCCGTTCCGCCGGATATTCTTACCGCGTTGGCCACCGCCTGCGTGATGGTCGCGGTATCTTTTGCGGTGAGGTTGTACTGCACCGCATTTCTGGCGATCTTCTGGTACACGTCGCCAATGGAAGACAGGCTCTGGCCACTCTTCTGGCTGATGTCGAACACGGCCACCATGGCCTGAGCCGTGGCCTGGGCCGTTGGCGATACCAGGTCTATGCGAGAGCGCAGATTGGTCCAGGCGTCGGAGGCCTGCGCCAGTTCCCGGATGCTCCAGAATCCGGCCGTTGCGTTACGGGCCTGCTCCAGCATTTCCGAAATGGAGCGCACGCCCTTCGCCGCACCGGTGAAGCCTCCGGAGATGGCCTCTCCCGACTTTTTCGCCTCCACGGCCAGCTGCCGAAACTGATCCCGAGATATAGAAACGCCGCCCTCAACGGCCTTTCCGTCGAAGGTCAGCTTGATTCCCAGCACAATCGCGTCGGCCATGATCTATACTTTCCCCATGTGGCTCATTACCGTCTTTTCCATCATCGCCCTGGTCATCATCGCCTTCGGAAACCCTTGGCTGGGTGGCGTGATCGTGGTCGCCTCCCTGGCGGACGGCGTTCTCATTTGGCGTTCAGGACGCAAAGCGCCTCCCGTTCCATGATCCTGATGCCGGAAAACACCTCGGCCTGTTCCGCTCTCGGGATGCCCAGGTAGCGCAGCACCGCCGGCAGTGCCTCGTATCTAAGGCCGATGATGCCGCCCATGCCGCCCACGTTCCATTGGCTGTCCATCCCGGAAAAGGCCTGCACCACGGGCAGGTTCTCCGGCCAAAGTTCCAATCTCTCGGGTTCCGCACTGGCTTCGGCTACCAGGCCAAACCCCGCCAGGCCATCCTCTACGGCGGAAGCATCCGGCACCCCTTGCACCAGGCGCCGGGCCGCCGCCCTCAGTTTTTTGCGCGGCTCTCGGTCAGGGCTTTGAGATAGCCCATGAAAATCTCACCGCCGGCAGCCGGGTAGGCGTCAAGCAGCAGCCCCAGGTTGTCCGCCGAGTACGCCAGGGGTAAATCATCCTGATCCGATACGCCCTCCCAGCCGGAAATAACGGCCCCCAGGAGCGCGGCATCGGTCTTGTCCGAGGCGGCCTTGATCCAGGTATCGAGCGCCGCGCGCCCCTGGTGACGGAAGGTGAACGAGACGGCGCCCGGCGCTTCCTGTCCGGGCACGGTGAGGGATACGAAAGCCTTGAAGGTCGGGGATGGATTGATCTTGAACAT